GGGAAACAAAAACGGATGCCGTAAGAAAAAGAAGAAAGTTTCAATTAAGGGTTGATGATTTACCACTTGGAAGAAAAACAGAATTACTGACGACTGGTGAACTTACCGTGACGGTGGCAGAGATCTTTAATTTTATACGAAATAAGGCGACTTTGATAAATGGCTACTGAATATATAACAACAGTTAAATCAACTGGCGGTGATTATGCTTCATTGAACGCATGGCAAGCTGGTTGGGGATCTAATACTGGCACCCATAACGGGGATCTCGTAAGTGCTGACGCGATAGAGACGGCTGAATGTTATTCTTTTCCAGATACTGCTACTGTAATTATAACAGGCTGGCTTACTTCGGCTACTCAATATATCAAAGTCTATACCCCTTTAAGCGAGAGATCAGCGACAGGTATTTTTGATAATACAAAATATTATCTCAATATTACTGTTGGCGCTAACGCAACTTATGCAATAGACCATCGGGTAAATTATGCTTGTTTTGAGGGTATCCAGATTCAGGTAACAAATGGAGTATACACGAATGATGTGGCTTTGTTGGTTCAATCTATTACGGCTGGCGGTAGCGACATTTATGTTGATAAATGTATTTTCCAAGCTACTGGATTTTCTGGCTCTGGAACTTGTCAAGGTATACAGAATTCAGATGCGGACGGGACCTTAACAGTGCGGAATTCTATTTGTTATGGATTTCAGAACGGAGCCAATGCCATGTCATCTTTGTGGTGCGGAGCCGGGACCATGAATGTCTATAATTGCGTATCAACTAAATCATACAGGGGTTCGCGTCAAACTGGCGGGACTATGACCATAACAAACTCAGCGTTATTCAACAATTCTTCAGTCGATTATACCGGCACTATAACAGCTACTTATTGCGCTTCAGATGATACAAAAACCGGAACAGGGAATATAGATTGGAATTTAGGCGCGACTGATTGGGCGGCAAACTTTACTGACTATGCCAACGATGATTATAGTTTGAAATCAACTGCGCCTGATCTCATTGACGCCGGAACTGATCTTAGTGGCTCTGGGGTAACTGACGATATTATCGGTACAACTAGATCTACTCACGATATAGGGGCTTTTGAATATGTATCGGCTGCTGCTGCTGGAAACCCCTGGAACTATTATGCACAACAATAGGAGATGATAAATGCCTGATATATTTTTAGATGTAGATGTAGCATTAACAGAGGTTCCGGTTAATGTTATGCCGCTAATTGATGATACGGATTTCAAGACAAGAGAGACTGCTATTGTCTATAATCAGGCCGGCATGGATCTTGTTTGGAATTTTGTAACATCTGCTGGTGTATTTACGCAAACTGCCGTCACTCCAACTACTGCCGGTGTTTATGATTGGGTGAATCAAGGTGATGGAATGTATACCATCGAGATACCTGCGTCTGGGGGTGGATCTATAAATAACGACACAGAGGGTTATGGATGGTTTACTGGAGTTTGTACTGGAGTACTTCCTTGGCGTGGTCCTATACTTGGATTTAGGGCCGCAGGACTTAATGACTTACTTACAGATAGTGTATATAGTACAACTAGGGGCCTTGCTGGAACAGCTCTTCCTGCTGCTGCTGCTGATGCTGCTGGTGGTTTGCCGATTAGTGATGCTGGAGGTCTTGATCTTGACGCTAAGATAGGTGCATTAACATTTACAGTTGCGAATCAAGTAGATGCCAATGCACTTGCTATATCTGGAGATACAGGAGCGGCAGATAATCTTGAGTCTCAATATGATGGAACCGGCTTAACTGGCGATACATATCCTTCTCCGCAGTCACAAGTAGGTGCTATTGGCGCGGCTACTGGTGGTGGCTTAATCTTTGAGATGGTAACTGATAACGTCCTTGGCGCGATAAAGGGTGTAACTTTTGTTGGGGTTCAGACGGGCGGGACCTATGCAAGCACAGAGGCAGAAGATGGTGTATATCATAATATAACTCATTCTGGAAATGCTATTGATATTGTATATCAAGTAGGTGTTGGTGGGGCGAGAAGAGTTACCGAATACGCTTTCAAGGGATATCTTTCTAGCTCTAATGATGTAATAACAGTTCAGATGTACGATTTCGTTGGCGCTGGCTGGGAGACAAGAGGTACGATAACGGGACAAGGCGGTACAACAAACATTAATCAATCCATTAAAGCCCTCAGTAAGCATACCGGAACAAGTGGTGCTGATATTGGTATAAGCTTGATAAGATTCGTATGTACTGCTCAGACATCGCCCAATTTCTTTGTTGATGAGTTGGTAGCATCAGCATCTACGATATCACAGTCTGTTGGATATGACGGAGGGCAAGTATGGATTGATACAGTAAACGGTATAGCGGGGACAGAGGCCTTTGTTAATGGCGTCGCCGACAATCCATCACTTACCCTTGCGAATGCAATTACGATCGCAGCTTCCGTGAGATTGAATCAGTTCCACGTTTCAAACGACTCTTCGATTACTTTTGCGGAATCTCATGTATCTGAAGTTTGGGACGGGCATGGATGGACTCTTGCTTTAGGTGGTCAGGATATTAGTCAGGCGCATATTTATCACGCTAATGACGTAAGCGGAACAGGGACTACTCCTACCGGAGAGGTTCATATACTGGATTCACATATTGCAAGTAGTGTTGCATGTACATTAGGACAAGCGCATATTACTAACTGCCTACTTGGTGCAGGTGGATTAGTCCTTTCCCAGGCTGCTGATTATAATATAGATAATTCACGATCTGGTATTGCTGGGGCTACGGCTCCGACTATCGATATGGGGGCTGCTGTTGGAGCAACGAATTTAGCCGTACGAGATTGGCGTGGAGGGCTAACACTTAATAACTTAGCGGCGGGTGACGTTGTTTCTCTTGATGGTATATTTGGAACTATTACATTGAATGGTGCGGATGCAAATATAGAAATCAGGGGCATAGCAAAATCAGTCGTTAATAACTTGACGGGATCTCCGACTGTAAATGACTCAAGTGTTAAGGCAACTGAGCTTGGTGCTACGCTGGCATTGATTCTTGCCGATACGAACGAACTTCAGACTGATGATGTGCCAGGACTTATTGCCGCTCTCAATGATCCCACTACTGCTGAGATTGTCACCGCCATGCAAGCAGATGGCACAGATCTACATATCATAGTAGAGGCCCTTGTTAATAAAATGGTTATCACTGAGGCCTCTGGAAATACTGAGATGTTCAATGACTCTGACGTAAGCCAAGGAACGGTAACCGCTGCGTTTACTTCTGACGGTACTTACACCACAAGAAAAAGGATGGTGATATAATGGATTTCGAGCAATTATTCAAGCCCTACACGGAAGATGGACACACCCTTGACAATACGATTAAGTACCTGAAAAAGACGGCTTCGCAAATGGGACTACATGATGAGAGTGTTACGCTGGCGATTCAGCAAACATTCGCGGAAGTATCTCAGGGGTCCTTATTCTCAAAGACTAAATGCCGGTGTGGGTGTGGAATAGATAAGGCCGGTACCGATATTGTGCACTACATGAGAGATAAAATGCTGGCTATTAATAAAGAGATCAACGATGCCATGGTGGCTAAGATGAGTGAGAATTTCACTCGGGCAGTTAATGAGGCCAAGAAAAGCCGCTGGACGAACTGGAATAAAAGCCCTGTAATGAGGTTATTCGGATATAACAAGGTGAACTAATGGACTACATGGCAATAGTAAGCATGGGAGCGTTCCCGACGCCGACACCTACAAGCACGGTAAGGGCCTCCCTGGCGGCAAGTTGGGGATTGCTTGAGGTCAGTCCTTACTCTGTTTTGAAGATTATATTTGGCACCATGCCATTTATAAAGCCTCTACTTATTCCTGCCGAAATCCCAGGCGCTGTGCCAGGAGTAAATGAGAATAATGAGTGGATAACATCTTTTTAAAATGAGTGGGTGGTATGAGAAAGACATGCTGCATATTATATCAAGATCAGGTAAATGGGAGGTCTAAGTTGACGGATAAGAAAACAAAAGGCGGTTTGTCTGAGTTAGAAATTGCAGTAGCTATTGAGGCCATGTCCGGTGCTGTCCATAGCATAGAAAAAACTCTGTCAAGGATAGAGGCTAAATTTGATCAACTTCCCTGTGATGAACACACTGAGCGGATAGTCTCTCTTGAGAAAGACAGCGATTCTCATAGTGCTCAAATAGCAGAGCAAAGAGGGCATATCGAGAAGATATACAAGATTACCCGTGAGCAGGACAGGGATATATCAACTTTGAGGCAGGAGAACAAGGGCCAGGAGAATTTAAGTGGTAAATTGTGGGGATTGATTGGCACTGGTCTTGGTGCCGGTGCGTCGTTGATTGTCTACTTTTTAACGAGGGGATGAGATGCCGAAGTTTTCAGAACGATCACTGTCAATCTTGCATACCTGCCATGAGGAAATTCAGGTGTTAATGGAAGAGGTGATAAAGTTTTTTGACTGTAAGCCTATTCGTGGGTGGAGTTCTCCTGATGTTCAGTTCTCTCTTTTCAAAAAGGGCCGGGTGTGGCGAAACGGGATATGGGTAATAGATAATCCTCTCGAAGTAGTGACATATAAGGACGGTCATGATAAGCTAAGTCGTCATAATTCATTCCCGTCAGATGCTATTGACATCCTTCCTTACCCTATAGACTGGAAAGATACTATAAGGATTTGTTACTTCGCCGGGCGGGTTATGCAAAAGGCCGAAGATATGGGTATCAGGTTGACGTGGGGAGGGGATTTCGATAACGATACAGAGGTTAAGGACCAGAGTTTTATGGACATGGTGCATTTTGAGAGGAGGCGAGATTGATGGATTTTGACTGGAAAGGAATGCTCAGGGGAATTGCTCCTGTAATTGCCGGTGTCGCTGGGGGGCCTCAGGTTGGGGTGGCGGTTAAGTTTCTCGGGGATAAATTAATGGGGAAGCCTGACGCAACAGAGCTTGAAGTGGCGGCAAAGCTTCAAGGGGCGACGGGAGAGGAAATAGTTAAGCTGAGATCTTTGGATAATGAGTTTAAGCTTGAAATGGAGAGGATAGGTTTTAACTATGAAGAGTTGGAGCAAAAGAACGTAACATCTCGACATGGTTCCGATATGACAAGTGATTCATGGTTGTCTAAAAACATCCGGCCTCTCGCTCTTGCATACCTCACCATCATCACCACTGGCCTTGCCATATGGACAATAGGCTGGATGCCTGCCGACAAAATGCCGATACTTCAGGCATGGATATCTTTAATTACTGCCTTGTTACTGACGGTGTATGGATTTTACTTCGGAAGTAGAGGCCTTGAAAAGTTAATGGCTATCTTTAAGAATGGAGGTAAGTAATGTCAGACATGGTAAGCATGAAAAAAACGAAGAAAGAAAAGTCGAAGGGTGGTACTGAAGCAGCAATATCTATGGATGAGCAAGATGACTTTCCATGGGGGCTTAGGCTTGATCTCGGCAAGGAAGAGATAGAGAAGCTTGGCATCTCCATGCCTGCTGTTGGTTCGGAAGTAACATTCACTGCTAAGGCGAAAGTCATTGGTGTTAGAGAGAGTGCTGACGAAAAGAATATTGACAAAAACATTGAGTATCAAATCACTGATATTGCTTTTGACTCTTCTGGTAAAATGACCTCTGAGCAGAGAGCAAACAGCATCTATGGAGATGGAGATAAATAATGGCCTCATCTATCGTTGAAATATGTAACCTTGCACTGAATAACCTCGGGGCCAAGAGCACTATCGCCTCAATAACAGAGCAGAGTGTGGAAGCCCGCCAGTGCAATGTAGTATATGGGCCTGCCCGTGATTATATCCTGAGAAAGCATCCATGGAGTTTTGCGGAAAAGACGGTTGCCCTTTCGAGTCTTGGCAGTCCTCCTCCTGATTGGTCTTACCGGTATCAATATCCAAGTGATTGCGTAAAGGCAAGGGAGATCCTGACGGGTGATAGGAACGATTCGGACCCGGTGCCTTATAAGGTGGCTGCTGGTGACGATCTCAATTCAAAGGTTATTCTTTGTGACAAGGACGGTGCCTATCTCCGGTATACCGCCAGGGTGACCAATGCTGCTGTATTTGATTCGTCTTTTGTTCAGCAATTAGCGTGGTATATGGCTATTCAGCTAGCCATGCCTTTGACCGGTAAAAAGTCTATCCGTGATGATGCTGTTTCAGGATATCGCTTGATTGCCGGTGATGCTGAGGCTACGGATATGAATGAAAAAGAGCATGACGCTCATAAGGAAGCTGAGTGGATTTCGGGGCGTAATTAATGAACACCATCCAATCTGCATTCATAGCCGGTGAATTAGCGCCATCCCTGCATGGCCGGGTAGATACTAAGGATTACCACGAGGGGATGAGGACCTGCAAGAACTTCTTTGTTCACTCTCACGGTGGCGCATCGAATAGGCCAGGCTCTCAGTTCATCGGTTCATCCAAAGACCATGCCAAAATGGCCCGGCTTGTTCCCTTTGAATTCTCAACTACCCAGACATACGCGCTTGAGTTTGGTGATTTGTACATGAGGGTTATTAAGGACGGAGGTCACGTACTTGAGCCCACAAAGACGATTACAGGGGCAACGCAGGCAAATCCTGTTGTTATTACCACGTCGGCGGCTCACATTTATTCAAACGGTGATGAGGTGTTCATTGATGCCGTGGTGGGCATGACTGAATTGAATGGCAAGAGATACATCGTTGCGAACGTCACATCAACTACATTTGAGTTGACTGGGATAGACGGCACTGGGTATACGGCTTACTCTTCCGCTGGAACTGTAGGACGAATTTTCACATTAACAACAACTTACGTTGAGGCCGATCTTCGTCGCCTGAAATATACTCAAGACAAGGACACGATGGTTATCACTCATCCCAGCTATCAGCAACGGGAACTGACGAGGACTGACCATCATGTATGGACGCTGACGCTGCTTGCTTTCACGCCTGACCAGGGCGCACCAAGTTCCGTCGTTGCCACGCCTGCCGTTGCTGGCAGTACTTCTTTTAATTACAAAGTCACTGCTGTAAATAACGATACTCTGGAGGAAAGTCTTGCTGCTTCTGGTACTGCGTCCAGTGCTGCCACGCCGGTTAATGCCACGAACTACATTACTGTTACATGGACGGCCCCGGGTGCAGGCACTATCGACAAATATAATATTTACCGGGAGCATAACGGGTTTTATGGATACTGCGGCTCTGTAGACGGAAGCGCAACCCTGTCTTTTGTTGATGCTGTCGTTGAACCTGATACGTCTCTGAGGCCTCCGAAAGTGAGGGACCCTTACGCGTCGGCCGGCAACTACCCTTCTTGTGGCGCTTACTTTGAACAGCGCCTTGGCTTTGCAAATACCAATAATGCACCCCAGACTTTCGAGTTGACTCAGATTGGCCACTACAAGAATATGAACAGGTCCAATCCTATCCAGGATGATGATTCGATCTCCTTCACTTTGAATTCTAAACAGGTTAATGAGGTAAGGCATCTGGTCCCGCTTGATGATCTGATTGCCCTGACTTCCGGTGGCGAGTGGAAAATTGGAAGCGGAGAGCAGGCGTTTACTCCTACGACATACAGGGTAAGGCAACAAGGCGGCTTTGGGGCAAATCACGTCCCGCCTGTCGTTGTAGGTGATACTGTATTGTTCGTCAATAAGTCCGGGGATGCGGTAAGGGATCTGGCTTATGCTCAGGAAGCTAAAATATATAAAGGTGCGGATCTATCAGAGAGGGCAAGGCATTTATTCAAGGGCAAGGAAATTGTCGAGATGGCCTATGCTCAACGGCCTGATTCAATCGTGTGGTGTGTCATGGATGACGGCACGTTACTTGGACTGACATACGTTAAGGAGTTTGGCGTTTGGGCTTGGCATCAGCACTCTACTGATGGCCTGTATGAAAGTGTATGCTGCATCGAAGAGGGCAGCGAGGATGCTGTATACTTCGTTATCAACCGGACAATCGATGGCAGTACCAAGAGATACATAGAGCGCCTGCATTCCAGGGTGTTTACTGACATTGAAGATGCGTTCCATGTGGATAGTGGCAAGACCTACGATACACCGATTGTCATAACCGGGATAACCCAGGCAGATCCAATCGTTGTTACTACGTCGACGGCGCATGGCTTCAGTAATGGTGATGAGGTTAGGATAACGCATGTAGTCGGGATGGAAGATAGTTCAGGGAATGAGAAGCTTAATCAGTATTACTTCCTTGTAAATAACGTCACATCGACAACGTTTGAACTTCAGGATTTAAACAGCAATGATGTTGACGGTACTGGGTATACTGCTTATGTAAGCGGTGGTGAGGTTAGGGCAACGGTAACGACGCTTTCCCTTCTGGATCATCTTGAGGGGGAGAGTCTGGCAATTCTGGCTGATGGAAGTGTGCAACCGGCAAGGACTGTTTCTGGTGGTTCGATTACCCTTCAAAGGGCTGCAAGTGAAATCCATGTCGGGTTGCCGTATGTATCCGATCTTGAAACTCTTGATATTGTCGCTCAGGTTGAGGCCTACGGGCAGGCAAAGAAAAAGCATGTGTCTGGGTTGACTATGAAGGTTGAGCAGTCAAGGGGCTTCTGGGCTGGCCCCAATGAAAACGATTTAACCGAGTACAAGCAACGTACCGATGAAGATTATGGTGTGCCAACTAGAATGACTACCGGCACTCAGGAGATCACTCTTTCCCCTAATTGGAATAGCAATGGCCGGATATTGGTCAGGCAGGTAGACCCGCTGCCTATCACTATATTGGCGATTATCCCGGAGGTGAACATTGGAGATTGAGGTAATTGATACCGAGGCTTGCCACATTGAAGTGCTGGCAAATACCATGCGGCTGGAAGATGTTGAAGAGGTTCGCGCTTCTCACGGGCATACTCCAATAGAGGCCATTGAGTCAAGTGTAAGAAACTCAACGATGACCAAGGCGATAGTTATCAATGGTGATGTTGTGGGCATTATGGGTGTCGTCCCGGTGGCAATTATAGGCGGTGAGGGCTGTCCATGGTGGTTGAGCTCTACGAACCTTGACAAGTATAAGCTCTCTTTTATTAAGCTACTCAAGGCAAATAGTGAAAAATTGTTCGGTATTAAAGAGGGATATGATATTCTATACAACTATGTGGATGCCCGTTATCAGAAGTCAGTCAAGTGGCTTAAATGGATGGGGTTTCAGGTGAGTACGAATACAGTTCCTTATGGCCAAGAGGGTTGTCAATTTCACGGTTTAAGATGGAGAGCTAATCATGGGTGAAGCCATTGCAATAATCGGTGCCGGTGTAAGTATTCTTGGACAACAACAAGGGGCCTCAGCACAACAACAACAACTTGATTATCAGGAAGATATATTAATCAACAATAGGGACATTGCGGAGAAGCTGGCTCTGGATGCTGTTGAGAGGGGCGCTGTCAAAGAAAAGGGCTTCAGGAAAAGTATTGAGGGCTTTAAGGGTAAGCAACGGGCCGAACTGGCGGCAAGTGGTGTCGTGGTAGATCAGGACCTTGCTCTTGACCTTCTGCTTGATACTGCTGAGATAGGCGAGGTTGATGCTCTTAATATCAGAAACAATGCGGCCAGGGAGGCTTTCGGGTATAGAGCTCAGGCCGAGGGGTTCAATGCTCAGGCGGCTATTTCTGGTGCTCAGTCGGCAAGTGTTCAAAACGCTGCGAATATTCAGGGAATATCAACAATCATTGGGACGGCCGGTGATATCTGGGGAGGCAAATAATGGCTAAGGTTCCGGTAATACAAGAGCAAAGCATAGGGATAGATCCTCTTCCAAGAGCTTATCAGTCGCCGTCAATCCCCGGGGGGACGTTTGGCGAACTGGAAGCAAACGCCTTGGCTCAGGCTGGCCAGACTGTCGCTGGTGTAGGCAAGGATATTATGAGGCGAGAAAAAGAACGTGATGCCAACTATGTTCTTGACATAATGACGAGTGCTGAAGATGAGATGAGGCCCTTTCTTAATGATAAGAAAACGGGAATAAAATTTCAGCTTGGTAAAAATGCCCTCGGTGCCGGGGAGAAAACAAAGGCTCAACTTGATACGGTTAAAAAGCGTTATGAGAAACAATTAAGCTCTCCGAGACAAAAGGCGGCGTTTTCCTCTCTCTGGGATAAGTACTCAGGAAGTGTGCTTAATAGGGTAGGGGAGCATGAGGGTAGACAGTTTAGAGTCTATCAGGACGAGAATACGGCCTCTGTAGTGAAGGGTGCCATTGAAGATGTAATGAATGACCCGGACAGGCAGGACGTTATAGATGGCGCCATGCTTCGGGCCGAGACTGTTATTTCTGCGAATCATCACGGGCAGGGCGCGTTGACTGTTGATGATAAAATCTCTGATGTGAAATCTCAAATACATGCTGCTGCCGTTATGAGCCTTTCCGATACAAATGCTGCTGCTGCGAGTGAGTATTACAAACAGCATAAGACGGACATTAAGCCTCAGTTCAGAGAGAAGATAGAAAAGGTCCTGAGTGCAAGCAATCTGAAACAGACTGCCCAATCTCTATCTGACAATATCACGGACGAGGGAGGGGAGTTGAGCGAACAACTTAAAAAAGCCCGTGACATCAGTAAGAAAAAAACCGTTAATGGTGTCGATAGTGCCGAGTTGAGGGATGAAGTTGAGCGCAGGGTAAAGCTGAAATTCCAGTGGGAAGAAAAGATGCGGGCCGAGAGAAAGAAGGCCGCTGAGGATACCACCTGGCGAACTATCGACGATGGCCTTGATGCTGGCGCCGATGTGAATGCTCTTCTTAAAGCTGCCGACAAGATAGATGACCCTGGCACGAGGCATCAAATGGTTGACTACATTCAAAAGAAAATAGCCGGGGTGGATGTTATCTCCGATATGTCGAGGTACATTGAGATTAATGACATGATTGATTCTGACCCGGAAAAGCTGAAAGCATTTATGGCTCTGGATCTCAACAAAGAGAGAAGCGTACTTAGTCGATCTCACATTGCTCATTTCTCTGATATTCAAAAGAACTTGAGGGCAGGAGGTACGAAGGGAAAGGATCAACTTTCAAGTGTTAAAACTGTTCGTACCTTTCTGAATGACAACTACTTGAAAGGTATCTATGGCGGCGCTGGAACTGATGAGGCGAGGCTTGAATATATAAGGCAAATAGAGTCCTTTGACAAATGGATAAAGAATAATCCTGAGAAAGATCCTTCGGAGTATCAGGAAAAAATCTCAAGCGTGAATGTCCTTAACTGGTTTGAAAAGCTTGTTGGTAGAGGGGGGGCGGAGGTAACGCCTCAGCAAGTAAGGGAAAAGATAGCGAAAGAAGGAAGTACCAGGCAGAAGGCTATTGAAATATTAAGGCAAAAGAAATATCCAATAACGGAAAAAAACATTAAATATGTAATGGATCAGTTAAATGCCGGAAATTGATTTTACAGGACTTCCCGATCAGGAAAAGTCTGACGACGCCATTAATTTTGACGCTCTCCCACATAAAAAGGAATCGGATATAGTCCCTGAGCCCGAGCCATTGCCGATGTGGAAGAGTGCTCCCGAGGTTTCTTTTGCTCAAAAGTCATGGGATACCATCATGAGTGCTTTCAGCGACCCGCAAAAAGAAGCCTCACAGGCTACATTGGCGCTGGTTGATGCTGAAAACTTTGGCATTTCTCCTTCCGCTGCAATGCGGTTGAGAGGTACTATTGATAGGGGCGTGAAGATTAATCCGAAAGCGGCAATGCTGAGGTCTACTTTGACGGAGAGGGTGCAACAAAGTTGGGATGTCGGCGTTAAACAGAATCATCTTGGTGAGATGGGGTACAATTTCATCTCTACCGGTGATGCGAATTGGTTGCAAAAGATGGAGAAAGTGGGTTTCCCCACTGAAGCGGAAACTTACATTTCAGAGAGCCGCCTTGAAGATGCTGCCAGGAGTGCGGCAAAGCTTCTTCCTCTGACTGTTGATATATCAAAAGAGGCTGGATATAAAGGTGTTGCTCTTGGTGGAGGCTTGGCATTGATGGCAACGTTGGTTGGTCAACCTGAGCTGGCGTATCCTGTCGGTATGGCCGGGTTACGGATAGGGGCAACAGAGGGATTCGTTGAGGGATCACTGAGAAAAGAGGCTGGCCTTGCTGTCTGGGAGTTAGTCAATCTCAAGGATAAAGACGGAAAACAAATGTCTCATAATACGGCCAGGGCTGCGGCCTTTGGTGTCGGTGCCATGAATTCAGTTCTTGAGGTTGCCGGTGTAAAGGTGTTACTAAAATCTATACCCGGTGCGGATAGGTTGTTTGCTGATGCTATGCTTAAAACCGTGGCCGCCAAGACAATGAGAAATCACCTCATGAATATGGCCCGTGAGTATGGCGAGGTTGTGGTAAAGGAAACAGGCATTGAGGTTGCCCAAGAGTCCGTCAATATCGTATTTGGTGAACTTGCCAAGGTTGTGGAAAACGAGATAAAAGGGACTGACTTTGAACCGGAGAAAGCCACCGAGATACTTGAGAGACTAAAGGATATTGCCGTTGAATCGGCTCAGGGATTCGCTGTTATTGCTGCGCCAGGTGTTGGGCTCAAGACTATTGTTGAACGTCCAGGCGCTATAAAATCAATCGAGAACGCACTTGAGGGTGACGTTAAAACTAATTATGAAGCTGAGAAGGCAAGAGCCATATCAGAAGGAAAATCTGAAGAAGAGGCAGCTGCAACGGCGCTTGAGTCTGTTAAGGAAATGCCTGAAGTCCAAGAACGCATTGAAGAGATCCGGGCAAGCATACCTCAAGAGGATATACCCACGTTAGATGAGGCGGCACGCCAAATAATAACAG